TATAAAAAATGAAGTACAATTTGTAGATAAGAAAATAGAAGATAGAACTAATTACGAAACAAGAAAAAAAGTAGAAGATACAGCAAGGGCAAGTATAACTTCATATAAGATTGATAGAACAACTTATGAAACATATAAAAACAGCAAAAATGAAGAAGAACAAAGTTGGGCTAAACAAGCAAAAATCAGAGCAAACAAAACTGCAAATATTTATAACGAATATATGTTAAAAAATAGTTTTGTTTTTGCTGGCAACATTCCAAACGACATAGAATATCAATTAGAGATTATAAGGTAATGATATTCTATCAATATTTAATATAAAATAAGGAGTAAAATATGAAAGTAGGATTTATAGGTTTATTAACATTGTTATTTATTGCTTTAAAACTATGTAGTGTAATTGATTGGTCTTGGGTTTGGGTATTAAGCCCTATATGGATTTATGCTATAATATTTGTACTAATAATAGTAATATACACAATAGTAAAGATAAAAGATGAATAACAAATGCAAATATTTAAGAATTAGACATAAAAAGGGTATTGTATATAAATATTGTGTTATCAAAAAAATACAATGCTTCTTAAATGATAATATGTGTTATTCTTGTAATGATAAAAAGTATAAAGAATATAAGTCAATGAAAAAGTCAACAAGCAAACAAAAGAAACTTGAAGAAAATAGATATTCAATATTAACAAATAATCTTAATAAGTGTTATGTATGCAAAATAAGGAAGAAAGATGATATGCACGAAATATATGCGGGTGCAAAAAAACAAATATCTATGAAGAATGGATTTTGCATTCCTATATGCAGAAAATGTCATAATGAAATACAAAATAATGAAGAAAAAATGTTAATATATAAAACGAAATGCCAACAAGAATATGAAAAAACACATACAAGAGAAGAATTTATTAAATTGATTAAAAAAAATTATTTATAGGAGGAAGAAAAAATGAATGAATTAGAAAAAATATTTAATGAAAAGAAAACTGAAAACGGAGATGTTGCATATAAGACAACAGGAAGCAACTTAACTGACTTATTCTTTATGACACCATACTTTGAGAAAAACCTAGACCAAGCAAAAATTGGTGATAGCGAAAAAGAAAAAATATTTTCAATGTATATTCGTGACCCAAGATTTGGACTAGGTCGTAGGGATTTAGGAAGAAAATTAATGCAATTATCAAATGTAGCACCTTTAAATATAGTAAAGTGTGGTAGATATGATGACTTATGGCATATACCTACAAACGAAAATATTGAATATTTAAAAAGTGCATTAAATGGTGATGATAAAGACCTTGCTAAAAAGTGGATGCCTAGATTAACTGGTAAAGATAAGAAAGTAGCCAAAGCATTATGCAAGATGTGGAAATTAACTGAGAAAGAATATAGAGCATTAATAAAAACTGATAGCACAACTGAATACAAGTTATCTTATGCTATTAAAAGCAATGAAAATAGCCCTTTAAATGAGTTATTTGGCAAAGAAAATTATAAACACCCATTAGTAGATGACATTGATTTTGAAAAAGTACCAAGTTTAGCAATGACTAAATATATGACTGCATTTAGTACAAGATTAGATTTAAAAGATAGATTTAGTGAATATATAAAGGCAGTTAAAGAAAACAAAGCAAAATTAAATACTACAACCGCAAATGTTTATGATGGTATGAAGACTGCTACTCGTGGTGGTTGGACTACACAAAGCATTGAAGAAGAAGCAAGAGAAGTTGTAAGTAAGAAAATAGTTGATAATGCTGTTGAAGGCGTAGAAATGGATGCTATTGTAATACTTGATACAAGTGGTTCTATGGGTGGGATGGCTTTTGGAACGGCAGTACAATGTTCATTACTAGAAAAAGCAATGTCTTTGGCTTATGCTTTGTCAATTAAATCAACATATTCACCAAACCAATTAATATCATTTAGTTCAAGACCACAATTGATGACAATTAAAGGTAGTACAATGAAAGAAAAATATCAATCAATGTATACAGGCGATTGTTCTAAAACCGATTTTGGAGCAGTTATGAAACTATTACAAGGGTTAAATAAATATCCTGAATATTTAATAGTATTGAGTGATATGGAGTTTGATAGAGGGTCAAATATGGGCAAGAAAGAAACAATGGAAATGTTTAAAGAACACGAAGCAAATACAAAAATAATTTGGTGGAACTTAAATGATAGGAATAAAACTGTACCAGAGTTTGATGAATATGGAAATATATATGTAAGCGGTTATAATATACAAATGCTTAAATTGTTAGAAAATAAGTTTGATATGACAACTTACATTGATAAAATATTAGAAGATTATAGAAGAAAGGTGGGAATATAGAATGGCTTATATGGAAAGACCAACGTATTTTGGAATACCAGTTTTCATCAAAGATAACTGGAGTTTTACAACTGAAACTACAAAAGCAAAAATAGAAAGATACATTATAAATGATGGAGCAACTATTATCTTTTGGAGTGATGGTACTAAAACAATAAGTAAAAGACACAAAGAAGATAAGTTTGATAAAGAAATTGGGTTCCTATTTGCTTATTTTTACAAGAAATGGGGAGATAATAAATCTGCTCAAAAAAGAGTTATTAATAGCATAGATTATAAGAATATTAAAACATTCTTATTTGAGTTTTATGTTAAAGATAGTGGTAAAACAACTGAACAAGCAAAAAAATATTTAGCAAATTTAGTAGTTGAAAAATAAATCAAAATGTGCTATGATTAGTATGTAATAGCAATGTTACAAAACCCCATAAATGTTTAATGTTATCTACATTTTGTAGGTAGCATTGAGTAGATATAATCGTAAGATATTGAGCCAATTATACAATGAATTATGAATGGCGACCTATTAAGGCAATACTATAATGAGATTATCTATAACTACTAGGTAAACAATCCTAGAGATGATAAGAGAACGATAGTGATGAAAAATTGCATAATTCTATATCTATTCTATGGTGCTTATAAAAAGTGCTAGTATCAAAAATGTGAATAATGCTATCTATTTTATAGGTAGTGTACTGATGATATAAAAACCTTTTCAGAAGGTAAAATGATAAATAATCGCAAGTTCAACTCTTGCCTTCGCCCGAATTGTTTTTTTTAAATAGTTTGGGTGAAGTGGTGAAGTGGATAAACACGCTTATATCATTAGTGCAGTGCTTATAAATGCTCGTGTGGTGGAATGGTAGACACGAAGGACTTAAAATCCTTTGCAAATGCGTAAAGGTTCAAATCCTTTCGCGAGCACCATAAAGAAATTAAGAAAAAAGGACATTACAGCAATATAGTTTAATGGAACTATAAACCATTGCATTGTTTAGTTAAGTTAAGTTGTCCTTTGTTTTAAAAAGAAAAAACGAAAAGGTATTTCTGCAAACAAGCGTAGTTAACACCTACACCAATCCGTTAAATTGGCTAACATACCTTTGATAATTAAGAAAATAATGAAAGTCTATTACTGCAAGAATACAAAGGCGATGCGATATAGTGTCAATTGGTTCGACTCCAATTATAGACTTGTTAAGAAAAAAAATAGTGAAAGACACAAACAGCAAAAAACAAATAGCACTTGTAATGCCGTTGTTGTTGGTTCGAGTCCAACTCTTACAACTTTGTAAGATACCTCAATTGGATAGAGGGCGTATATAATGTGTCTTGTGATTAAGGAAACAAAAGTGAAAATGCTCACAACAGCAGATTAATTTTACTTTTAATGATAAAGTTTATATGATTGTAGGAAAATCATTCCCCCTATTAAAAGAGCATTGATTATTCACTTATTCTACTCCAATAGAAAAAGGGAAAAAGGAACTAAAAATAGTTCTTTTTTTCTTTGACAAATTGTTGTAGTTATGATATATTTTAAGTATGAGAAAAATAGACCTAAAATTAGACAATTGGAACGATATAATAAAACAATGCAGGGGAAACAAATATGGGGCAAATGCACATAAAAAAAGAGAAATGCAAGGGATAGCATATTTTATTAATAATATGAAAAAGATTGAAAAGTACCCCGTTAAAATCAATTGTAGGTGGCATATAAAGAACGCACACAATGATTTAGATAATAAGTCATTAAAAAGTGTATTAGATTGTATGCAACAATTAGGAATATTAGAAAACGACAATATAAACCACATCAATGAAATAAATTACAAGGCAGTTAAAGATAATAAAGATTACTTAGAAATAGAGATAGAAGAGGTTGCTGATGGAATTTAATAGTAATTGGAATTACAAAGAATGTTTAGAAAAAATAAGTGATATTAAAAAAATATATGAGAGTATTATGCTCTCTTTTTCTATATTTAAAAACAACAAAGATTTTTATAAAGAAGCATACGACATAAAAAATAAAATATATAGTTTAAAGTTTGCAGAATATGACTATTGGAAGAAAGATAAATTATGGGAATACTTAAACAATGATATAGAATATGTAGAATTGTGTAAGTTTATTTGACTATTAGACAATATTTAAAAAATATGTTAAAATTAAGTGAAAGCCAATAAGGATGTGATATTGTGGCTAAAATTAATGATTGGTTAGAAGAAGACAAACTTATATTGCTTGAAGGATGGGCAAGGGATGGCTTAACAAATGAACAGATTGCTAATAATATAGGAATTAATGTAAAAACACTATATGATTGGAAAAATAAGAATAGTAATATATGTAATGTCTTAAAAAAAGGTAAAGAAGTTGCAGATTATGAAGTAGAGAATGCTTTATACAAAAGAGCAGTAGGGTATAGATATGATGAGATTACTTATGAAAATGGTGTTGAAACAAAAAGAATTACAAAAGAAGTAGCACCTGATACACTTGCACAAATATATTGGTTAAAAAATAGAAAACCAAATAATTGGAAAGATAAAGTTGTAGATAGCGAAAATGAAGAAGCAATAATAAATGCAAAAGATATTCTTGTTAAGATAAGGAAAACTGCCGATGATAGATACGAGCGAGATTGAATTAAGTGAGAAACAAGCAGAATACATACAAAATGCTAATCATAGATGGAATGGTAAGGTAGGGGCAACACAATGTGGAAAAACTTATATAGATACCTTGTATGTAATACCTGCACGAATTGAAGAAAGAAAAGGCAAGAAGGGTCTTAATTTTATTGTTGGTGTATCAAAAGAAACAATACAAAGAAATATAATAGAACCATTACAAGAATTATATAGTAGTAAAGTAGTAACCGATATATCGAGCAACAATACTTGTACTATAATGGGTGAAAAAGTTTATTGTATAGGTGCAGATAATGTTGGTAGGGTTAAAAAATTTAGAGGACCGCGTATCAAGTATCTATATATAGATGAAGCATACGATATAAATGAAGAAGTATTCCAATTGCTAAAATCAAGACTTTCCTTTGAATATTCTTTATGTGATTTTGCTGGAAACCCACAACATTTATCACATTGGTTAGAAAAGTTTATCAATAGCGATATAGACATATATTTGCAAAGGTATACAATATTTGATAATCCTTTTTTGCCAAAAGAATATGTTAAGCAATTATGCAAAGAATATGAGGGAACAGTATTTTATGATAGATATATTTTAGGTAAACCTTGTAATGCGGAAGGAATAATATATAGGCAATTTGCAAACAACCCAAATATATTTATGAAAGATAATGCAGTTGATGAAAATGGAAACAAAATTAATTTTATGATTATATCAATAGGAATAGACTATGGTGCAACCAAAGGTGAAACCGAATTTAAAGCAACAGGAATAACTACATTATTCAAACAAGTGTGGACTTTGGGTGAAAAAAAACTTAAAGATTTGCATACGCCAGAAGAAATATATAAGGCATTTGAGGATTTTTATTATGAGATAGTAAATGAATATGGAAAAGTCACACATTGCTTTGGCGACTATGGTGCATTGGGACAAGTTCTTACATTTGGTTTAAATAAATATTTGCAACAACATAACATTCCAATACAAGTGCAAGATTGCATAAAAGGGCAAATAATAGATAGAATACATTTAGATTGTTCGTTATTTGGGCAAGGAAGAAGATTTCTACTTAAAAAATGCAAATATTTAAAAGAAGCATACGAACAAGCAGTATGGAGCGATAAAGAACCTGATACAAGACTAGATGATGGAACAACACCAATAGATGATTTAGATGCACACGAATATAGCATATTCCCATTTTATGACAAATTAATGATGAATATTAAAGGAGGGTATTAATGAAATTAGAAGATTTTTTACAATTAAATTATGGATATAATCCACAAATAAAAGATGCAATACAAACATATATAGACCAATGGAAAAGTTGGTATCAAGGAAATGTTAAAAAATTTCATAATTATTATATTTATAATGGTAACAAAAAAGTATATCAAAAAAGATTTACAATGAATATGGCAAAGGAAATATGCGAGGACTGGAGCGATATTTTATGGAGTGAAAAGTGTAAAATATCAATGGACAATGATACATCCCAACAAGAATTTGACAATTTGGTAAATGAACTAGATTTATATGTATTAATCAACAGCATTATAGAAAAAAGTGGTGCATTAGGAACTGAAAGTGCAGTTGTAAGTGTGTATGACTTAATAGAAAATGATGACAAAATGGAACTTGATGTATCAAATGCCAAAACCAGGGTAGATTTAGTAGATGTAGATGATATATACCCATTGAGTTGGAATAATAAAGTTGTGACTGAATGTGCATTTGGTAGTGTAGAATATAGAAAAGGAATAAAATATGTAATACTATCAGTACATAAAATAGATGAAAATACAGGAAATTATGTAATACATAATCATTTATTTAAAGAAGCAAACGGAACATTAACCGAAATAAATGAAGAAGAAAGTACAATGAAAGACTTTGACACAAAATCTAATGTAAGGTGGTTTAGTGTGTTCAAACCATTATTGACAAACAATTTATTTAAGAATAGTCCTTTTGGAATACCACATTTTGCAAATGCTATTGACAATTTAAAAGCAGTAGATATATGCTTTGATGCTTTAAAAAACGAAATCAAAGATGGCAAAAAGAGAACATTCGTAAGGGCTGATATGCTAAACTATGATGATGGAACACAAAAAATGACATTTGACCCAGAAGATACAACTGTTTATCAATTGCCTAATGGTGCAACAAAAGATGATTTAATACAAAGTGATACTGACACATTAAGAACTAATCAACAAATAGAAACATTAAATACTAATTTGAATATATTAGGAAATAAAGTAGGATTTGGTGAAAACCATTACCATTTTGATGGAACTAACTTATCAACTGCTACTGCTGTAATATCAAGCAATAGCAAGTTATTTAGAAGAAAGAAAAAACTTGAAGTTGGATATGAAAGTTCTATATACGATTTAGTAAAAGCAATATGCTACGCATCAAGTACATTTGGTAAATATAACATAAATACCGATAATATGGTAATACAATTTGATGATAGTATAATAGAAGACAAAGAAGCCGAAAGTAATAGAGCAATGAGAGAGCAACAACAAGGTCTTATTTCAAGAGTAGAATATAGAATGAAAATATTTGGTGAAACAGAGGAAATTGCAAAGCAAAAGATTAACGAAATAAAAGAAAATGACCCAAGTTTAAAAGATTTAGTAGGAATAGATAACGAATAGGTGGTGAACCTATGAAAAATGAATTGCAAGAAGAGGCAATAATAACTAGATTAATAGAAAGAATAGAAAGTGGTAATACATTTATTTTAAGTGAAATAGGTAAAGCCGTAAAAGAAATAGGGCAATTAACACCAACACAAGCATACCAATTACAACAAATGATTAAATATGGTGCTAGTTATCAAACAATATTAGAGCGATTATCAAAGATAACGAACTTAAATACAAAAGAAATTGATGAGATATATAGCCTATACGCACAAAAAGACTATAATTTTGCACGAAAGTTCTATGAGTATAGAAATATACCTTATGTGCCTTTTAACCAATTAGAGCCGTTAAAAAGGGAAGTACAAGCAATATCTAACTTAACAAAGGGTGAATATATGAACTTATCAAACACAAGTGCATTAGGATTTACTATTAAAGATTTAGCAGGAAATGTTAGATTTTATAATATAAGTGATGCCTATCAATATGTAATAGACCAAGCAATACTATCAATAAGTCAAGGCAAAGATACTTTCCAACACGAAATGTATTCTATTTTAAAATCACTTGGCGAAAGTGGTTTAAAGACAGTAGATTACAAGAGTGGTTATCATAGGCGATTAGATAGTGCTATTCGTATGAACTTACGAGAGGGAATTAAAACGTTGCATAATGAAACACAAAGAATAATAGGTGAAGAGTTTGGGGCTGATGGTGTAGAAATATCGGTACATTTAAGCCCTGCACCAGACCACGAAGATTTGCAGGGAAGACAATTTAGTAATGAAGAGTTTGAAAAACTACAAAATAATGAAGTTGCGGAAGATTATAAAGGCAATAAATATTCTCACGAACATAGACCGATAAGCGAATTAAATTGTTATCATACAACTATGTCAATTATATTAGGTGTATCAAAACCACAATATAGCGATGAAGAATTGCAAGATATAAAAGAAAAGAACGAAAAAGGTTTTATATTTAAGGGAAAGCATTTAACAATGTATGAGGGAACACAATTACAACGAAAGTTAGAAACCGAAATAAGAAAGCAAAAAGATATTCAAATGCTAGGGAAAGCAAGTGGTAATGATTTGCTTATAGGTGATGCACAATTTAAGATAACGCAATTAACAAATAGATACAAAGAATTGAGCAAGACAAGTGGATTACAAACACAAATGGAAAGATTAAGGGTTGTTGGTTATAAACGAAAGAGAATTGATAGGAGATAATTATGGAAGAAAAGGAAATAGTCACGATACCATTTGTAGCACACGAAAGTGCTATGAATAGAATGGAAAGAGCAAATAAAAGATTATTTACAATTATTATAGTAATGGTAGTAGCATTTTTTATTTATATGTTTATACCAAGCGAAATAACAACAACGAGTGAACAATCAGTAGAAGATACTGAAAATAGTACAATAAATCAAAGTATAGGAGATTAGTATGGCAAAGGCATATCAAAAAAAGACAAAGACAATTAAGTTTAACAAAAAAGCAAAAAAGAAAAAGAAAAAATAATGGCACAATCAAGACCCAATATACCTGATGAGTTATATGCAATGCCTAATGATAAATGGGAGGAGATTATTGACAATTACATAAAAGATGATATTGATAAAAAGATAGCAAAACTTTATTATTTAAAAGGTTGGACACAAATAGATGTTGCTATGGAAGTGGGATATTCACAAAGCACAATTAAGCGAAAACTACCTAAAATAATAAAAATAATAGAAAAGAACTCTAAATGAACTATATGTGAACTACAATAGTTCTTTTTTTATGCAATAATTATTAGTGAAAGGAGAAAATACTACTTATTTAAGTGTTTAAAACGCATTTAAGAAGTTATTAAAGTATTTTCTTTTTTCATTTTACAGGAGGAATATTATGTACGGAAACTATCCAAGACCTTATAACAATATAAATCAACAAGGTATGTATGAACAAATAGATAATGAAATAAATAATTTGCAACAAATGAAAGAACGAATGAAAAATCAAGCACAACAACCAGCAATAAACCAGACATTTCAATTAGCACCAATTGGAGCAAATACTTTGAGATATGCAAATACTATTGAAGATGTCAATAAAGAAATAGTGTTTGGAGATACACCTTTTTTCAGTAGAGATATGTCTGTTCTATGGTTAAAGAACATAAAAGGTAATATTAAGACTTATGAATTAAACGAAATTATACCAAAAGATGAAAAAGATATACAAATAGAATATTTACAAGCACAAATAGAAGAATTAAGAAAGGAAATGAGAAAAAATGATGCAATTATTACAAATGATGATGCAGAGCAAGATGCAACAAGTACCTCAACAAGCAATGACACAGTTGGAACAGCAGTTAAAAAGGAAGAACCCACAAGCATTCAAAAAGTATCAAGAGGCAAGGAAAAATAACAACCCCAACGAATTGCTAAATGAAACAATAAATGGATTTAACCCCCAACAAAGACAACAATGGGATAATATGATGAATATGTTTCAACAAAAATAAGGTTAGAAACCTTATAGGAGGACACTATGCTAGATATGGTATCTTCCTATAAACTTTCTAGCGGTTTAAATATTGTAGAAAGGAGACAATGATTTATGAATGGTGGTATTCAACCAACAGTAGAACTTGCTACTAACAACGGAAACGGATTTGCTTATCCATATCCTGTTTATCCTATGATTAACGGTGGTAATGGTGGATTTGGTAATGGATATGGTTCTGATTGGGTATGGGTAATTTTATTACTTGCATTATTCGGCGGAAATTGGGGAAATAACGGAAATGGTGGTTTCTTCGGTGGAAACAGTTTTGATAATGGATATGCTTGGCTTTCAAATGGGCAAAAAGAAATAATGAGCAACACAAATCAAGGATTTGATACATTACATTTAAGCAACCAATTAGATACAGTAAACAGTGGTATTTATTCACTATCTAACCAATTATGTAATTGTTGCGCAGATATGCAACAAACAGTAAGCAATGGTTTCTTTAATGCAGAAATAAGTGCTAACAATAGAGCAATGAATAATATGAACCAATTATTTGACATAAGCACTCAATTATGCAATGCAAGTGCCGACAATAGACTTGCTACTTGTCAAACTCAAAACATTGTACAAAACGAAGGAAATGCTACAAGATTTGCAGATGCTAACAACACAAGAGATATTATCACAAATGCAACTTCTAACACACAAGCAATTCTTGATAAGTTATGTCAATTAGAGTTAGATGGTAAGAACGACAAGATTAGAGATTTAGAAAGACAATTAACAATGGCTGATTTAAGAGCAAGTCAAATATCACAAAATGCTTTCATTTCACAAGGATTTAGTGATGAAGTAGATGCTCTATATAACAGACTTTCAAACTGCCCTGTACCAAGTACACCAGTTTACGGAAGAACACCTATATTCACTTGCAACAACAATGGTTGTGGATGCAACGGATATAACAACTTAATTTAAGCATAAAGTAGATTACTACTAACTCGATTACGAGAACTTGCTAACTTTGAGATAGGCATAGTTCTATCTCTTTTTAATTAAAAAATAAATCTATTTTTTAGCGACAATTTTATTATATGAAAGGAGAAATAATATGATACAAACAATTATAAATGAACCATTAGTTTTAACAAGTAATTCAAGCCCAGTAGTATTTGATGCAACAAATATAAGAACAAGATGTGCTTATTGTTGCAATGGTGGGTGGTTAGACTATGAAAATGGTAATCCTAATTTCAAAGTATTTGGAAATAATTACAATGGCTATTACAATGCTAATTTTAGTGCTTCAATAAGTTCTGCAACTGCTGGTGTTATTGCAGTTGGACTTTATGAAGATGGTGTATTACTTCCTGATACTATTAGAGCAGTGACAATAGATGCACCAAATGATTATGAAACGATTTCTTTTAATAGAAAAATTAGAGTATGCCCAAGAGGAGATACTTCTATAACAATTCAAAGTGTACCAAGTGTAATTACACCTGCGACACCAACTACACCAATAGCAACACAAATACCAATTATCACAAATGCTACATTTAGTTTGTCAAGAAGTAATAATTAATGAATAATAATGACTTTGCAAATAAGTTAAGTTTAATATTACAAGCATTAAGTTTAGAGTTGTTATTTCAAGACTGCAACAATAATGATTTAATGCAAGAACTACAAAGGCAAGACAAAGAATATTTAGAAAAGATAATTAAGCAAAATGAAGAAATTATAAACCTTTTAAAGAAAGGAGAACAAAATGGAAGATAAACTATTAGAGAAATTAGATGAAAAAATACAACACATAATTGATGAAGATATTAATACAAATAATTTAGACCACTTATACAAATTAAGTAAAATTAAGCACTATACAAAGGAGGACAAAGAAATGAATTACGGAAATTATGGAAACTACGGGGCAAGAAGATACGATAGTTATGGTAGAGAAGAATACGGAAACTATGGTAGAGATAGTTATGGTCGTAGAGGGTATGATATGAAATATCGTGGTGAAAACGAACTTGATAGAATATCAGGCGAATATGGAAGATACCAAGAAAATAAAAGATATGGTGCAAAAGATGAAACTGACAAATCATTTCACTATATGGTAAAAGCATTAGAAGATTTTATTAAAGTATTACACGAAGAAGCAGAAACACCACAACAACACCAAATGTTAAACGAAGCATTACAAAGAAGTATGATGTAAGGTGTATAGATACTATAACAATAACCCACACAATAGACATATAGATGATTGTACTTTAAGGGCAATAAGTTTGCTAACCAATAGAACTTGGAACGATGTATATGAAGAATTAAGCACATTAGCAAACAAGGATAGTTTAATGATGGATAGTGTTGTCTTTATAGAAGATTATTTAGATGATAGATACCCAAGAGAATGTCATTATTCAAAGACTATTGGTGAATTTGCGAGAGAATACCCTTATGGGAAATATGCTATAACAACTAATGGACATATAACAGCACTTATAAATGGGACATTATATGACACATTTGACCCAAGCAACAGAGTTATGAGATGCGCTTGGAAAATTAACAATTGAAAATGAATAAGAAGAGTGCCTTAAACACTCTTTTTTTGTGTAAAATTAAGTAAAGTTTTAGCAAAAGTGTAAAGTAAACCAAAAATCATAAAATAAAAAAATTTTTTAGGGGTTTTGTAATAATTTCACCCAATAAAATCAATGGTGTAAAGTGTAATGTCAATAGGTTTACATTTGAAGTGTATAGTTATTTGTGATATAATATAAGTAGATAAAGGGAAAGAATACCTTTATCAAATATGGTCTTTGACAATTGAGGAGGAATGATTAGAATGTTTGTGAAAGAACAATATTTAGCAGAGGTTCAAAATGGATACTGTAAAGAAGGAGAATGGTGGAATGCCAAAATGATGACACTAACTGATGAAGAAATGAAAAGTGGTGTTAGCTCAAGATATTGCAAAACAAAAGAAGAAGCACAACAATATATTGATAGGGCAGTAAGAAGAGGTCAAAAGAGTGCAATGTATGGTAGCCATTTAGGAAAACCACCATTTAGTCTTTATAGTGAGCCTAACGAAAAAGACTTAATAATAAATACTAGAATAAGAAAAAGACAAGTTAGTGAATGGGAAGAAATTTAATGTAAAAGAGTAGTTTTGACTACTCTTTTATTATGTGCTATAATCCTGTTAGGTGAGTTTATGATACCAAAAAGAATAATTTATTGTTGGTTTGGTGGTAAAGAAAAACCACAAGGTGTTATCAATTGTATGAACACTTGGAAACAATTTATGCCTGATTGGGAATACCTAGAAATCAACGAAAGCAATTTTGATATTAATTATAATCAATATGTTAAGGATGCGTACGAAAACAAGAAATGGGCATTTGTTAGTGATGTAGCAAGGTTATGGGCATTACACGAATACGGCGGAATTTATATGGACACGGATGTCTTGGTCTATCAACCATTAGACAAATTCTTAAAGCACGAGTTCTTTACGGGATTTGAACAACCACATTACCCCGTGACCGCTACTATGGGGGCAAAAAAAGGCAACAGGCTTGTGAAAGAATTGCTAGACATCTATGACATTAAGAAATTTGAAACACACGAGAATTGGCACGAATACGAAACTAACACGGCTATTATGAGTGATATTATAGGAAAATATATAGATAGAGATAGAATGGAATACCAAGAAACAAACGATATAGCAATTTATCCTAGGGAAACATTTTGTTGGCACGATGTATTTGATGAAAAGGTATATACAAAGCATTGTATGTTTGGTAGTTGGGGAGCAAATTAATGAAGAAAATAATATTTTATCAAAGTAATTTTTGTCAAATGGGCGGAGTAGAAACAATGGCTTACAACTGGTGTTGGTGGCTTCGAAACTATTTTGATATAACAATACTATATTGTACGGGCGATTTACAAAGGCTTAAACGAATGGAAAAACTTTGCAAGTTAGAAAAGTATGAAGAGGGGAAAACTTATGAATGTGATATATTCATTCGTAATAGTGTATGGGGAAAGATACCAAAAGGAATAAAAGCAAAACGAATGATAGAAATGCGACACGCAAATTACAAGTTTTTATTAGAAAAGGGGTTGCTATATCAACAATATGCACCTATGGGAATAAAAGAAATAGTAGGTTGTGGCGACTTTGTATCAAAAATGAGTGATGAGGTTTTACACGATAATCCAACAACAATTAAGAATATCTTGATGCCGTTAAGAAAAACAAATAAAGTGTTGCATCTAATAAGTTGTATGCGTTTAGACCCACAAAAAGGATGGGAAAGAATGTTAATATTAGCACAAATGTTAAGAAACGCTAATATTAAGTTTGAATGGAATATATTTACAAACTCAACGAATTACAAATCAAAAAACAATTTTGAAGAAATACACTTTTGGAAACAAAGGGAAGATATATGGGATTATTTAAAAGATGCAGACTATACTGTGTTATTAAGTGATAGTGAAGGATTACCTTATACTGTTCAAGAAAGTCTACAATATCAAGTGCCTTGTATAGTAACTGATGTAGGTGGATGCACGGAACTAATCAAAGATGGAGTAAATGGTTATGTAGTACCACTAGATATGAATTTTGATGTAACTAAATTATTAAACATACCTAAATGCAAAGAATATGATAATAACGCGTTAGATGATTGGTTAAAGTTCTTGAATTATAATGGAAAGAAAATAGATAAAAATAAATTGACAGAAAACTTTGAAGAGGAGGAAAAAGAAATGAAAATGAAAGTTGAAGCAATTGAGGACTTTTCTTATGGTGGTTTTTATGACATTGAAAATCTAGTAAGAAAGGATGCAGAACGAGAATATTATATTTTTAAAGGTGATACATTTATTTGTAAAGAAAGCCAATTTGAATATCTAAATGGCAAAAACCCTTTAAATAAACGTGTAGTAAATTTAATTGAACAAATAAATCCTATAATTGAAAAACCTAAAAAAGAAGAGTCAATTAGGGAAGAAAAGTCAAAAGCAGAAAAGAAAATTGAAGAATTAAGAAAATTAGACCTTGAAAAACCACTATCAAAAAAAGAATTTGAAAAAATTAAAAAAGAAGTGGAATTAAAACCTAAAAAGAAAGGCAAGAAATAATCTTGCTTTTTTTATCAAAGTGGGGGGGTCTTTGACTAAAATTAATACTAATGCTATAATTTATATAGGCAAAACCTAGTTGCACACGACACATAATAAGTGGAAAAGACAAACTTAAAGTCTTTAAAGTAAAGGAGAAAATGTTATATGGAAGATAACAAAGACACGCAAGTGGACAATGTAGTAGAAACTCAAAAAGAAGAAACTACAAAAACATACACAAAGGAAGATTTAGATAATTCGTTTAATGCTGGCGTTAAAAAAGCAAATAGTGACTGGCAAAAAGATGAAAAATATAAAGAATTTCTTGAGTGGAAAAAATCAAATCAAAATGATAGTGAAAAAATTAATGAATTAACTACGCAAAACGAACAATTAGCAAAGGAAAACAAATTACTAAAAGCAACAAGCGAAGTTGCTAAAAGTGATGTTAAACCAGAGTTTTTAAAGTTTGTGACAAGTGAAGTTATGGCATTAGTTAACGATACTACTGATTTTGATACTGCACTAAAAAATTACAAAAAAGAAAATTCACAATATTTTGGTGAGGTTGTAGTTAAGAAAGTGCAAAGTTCACCAACATTAAATAATGGTGGAACAAAAACCCAAACAGTTAATGACATAGTTAATAATGTTTTAAGGGGAGCAATAGGAAGATAAAAAAAGAAAGGAAGAAATAAAATGGCAGTAGGAATTACAAATGATGATGTAAAAGCACTAGAAGAAGTGCAAGTAGTTAATGAGATTTTTGAAGGTACTATTCGTGATAGTAAAGCACTTCAATTATTTAAAAGACTACCAAATATGTCAAGTAAGCAATCTAAATTAAGAATATTAGATAGTCTACCAATTGCTTACTTCGTTGATGAAACACAAAATAATGGTAGAAAAAATATTACAAAACAAGCGTGGGAAAATAAGTTCATAGTAGCAGAAGAAATCGCTGTAATTGTTCCAATTAAGGAAAACGATTTAGCAGATAGCGATGTTGATTTATGGGCTCAAATTAGACCTAGAATAAGCGAAGCATTTGCAAGAAAAATTGATGGTGCAATGCTTACAGGTGTAGGAAAACCAACAGGATGGAGAAAAGGTTTAATTCCTTCAATTATTGAAGTTGGAAAAGAAGTTAATGAAACAGGAAACCTATACAAAGATATTGATAGCGTAATGGCAAAAGTTGAGGAAAGCGGTTATGATGTATCTGGTTTAGTAGGTGGAGTTGGGTTAAAATCTAAATTCCGTTTAATGACTGATACAACAGGACAACCACTAAATACAACTGAAATTGGTTCATTATCAAGAACATTTGTAAATAATGGAACTTGGGATAAAACTAAATCAACTTTAATTGCAGGAGACTTCTCACAAGCAGTTTACTCAATTAGACAAGATTTAACTTTTAAACTATTAACAGAGGGTATTATACAAGACCCTGATAATGGCGAAATTCTTTACAATCTTGGGCAAGAAGATATGGTTGCTTTAAGATGCGTAATGCGTTTAGGTTGGGAAATACCAAACCCTGTTAACGCAGAAGATGAAACTGAAACACGTTTCCCATTCGCAAGTTTAAAACCAACAAACCCAGTAAGTTTATAAAATTAAAGGAGGCATATTATGACATTTGAAGGACAATATTTAACTAAACAAGAATACCTTGATTTAGGTGGTTCTGCAATTCAAGATATGCCTTTTAACTTATTAGAATTTGAAGCAAGAAGAAGAATTGACAATGAAACATTTAATAGATTAGTAGGTGGTAATGATATACCACAAGAAGTCAAAATATGTGAATATGAATTAATAAATACAATCAAGGGGTATATTGGTGATAATAATACTAATGCTACTAACGGAAATGTAGCGAGTGAAAGTACAGATGGATACTCAATTAGTTATATAACAAGTGATAAAATTAGTGATGTAGTAAAGTCTAGGGAAACCGAATTGACAAACATAATAAGAACCTATCTATTAGGTATCGTATATAACAATGAGCATCTAATGTACTGTGGTGTTAAATGATAACTAATTCAAGTTTAACGATATATCACAAAGATGGTTTAGATGTAGCAACACATCTTGAAATATGGACTAGATACAATTATGACAAAGTATGGTATTTTGGTGGTAGAGGTGCAAGTATAAACAAAGGTTATGATAATGCAAACGATGTTGAAATAAGAATACCTTACAATAGCGAACTAGACATAACAAAGTTTGCAATTGGCGACATTATCGTAAAAGGAACACTTGACTTTAACATAAACCAACAAAAAGATTTAAAAAATTATGACATCTATAATATAACAAGTATAAAGAATAATAATTTTGGTAATAACCCACATATACATATTGGGGGCAAGTAATGAAAGTTAAAATGCAACCAACAAGTGCTATAATTAAGCATTTAGGAATTGACCCTAATGGAAAAGTGCAAAAGTATTTTACAAAACGATGTGCTGATTATATGGATAAGTTTGTTCCGTATGATGAGGGAAATCTTGCAGATTATCGTATTGATGGCAACAAAATAATATATCAACAACCTTATGCTAAATATCAATATTATGGGATAAGCAAGAGCGGTAAGTCTTTAAATTATAGCAAAACAAAACACGAACTAGCAACAAGTTATTGGGATAGAGCAATGGTATCTGCAAATATGAGTGATATTGTTGATGAAATACAAAGTGAATTTTTTGGAGGCAAACGATGAATTACGAGGATTTAAGAATATCAAAATTAAGAGAATACTTGTTTGGAATAATAAACACACTAACTGACAACAGGGATTATCAAATAAATGCAGATATGTTAGGTGAGATAGATGATTTTAGTTTAAATAAAATACCAACGAATACGGAAGTAGAGCAATGGATAATTGGAACTGCAAAAAGAAAAGATGTGTACTCATTTAGAAACCGCAAATCATATTCGCAAGACACAATAGATAATTTATTAAATATAGGTTTTTTTGAGCAATTCGAAAATATAATCAAATCTAATAATGATAGAGGCATATTGCCTGATATAGAAAATATAGAAAGTATTGAATGCTTAAATTGTGGAGCAATGATTATGAATGACAACGGGAATAGTGCAATTTTTGATATTCAAATACAAATTACATATAGAGAAAATGAAGTTGAAGGAGGTTTGAGTCTATGAAAATAGTAGCAAAAATTGATTTTGTTGCTAACAATAAAAAATATATTGCTGGTGATGAAATTAACGATTTAACTTATGAACAAATAGTAAGATTAAATGAAATGGGCTTTATAAAACCCCTTGATTATAAAGATTTAGTTCTTTTAGAACGAGAATTAAAAGAGAAAAAAATAGTTAAAAAGGAGGAATTATAATGGCAAATTATGTACCAAGTGGAATTGAAAAAGGAAATCGTAGTCAGTTCTTAACTTATATTGATACAACACCAAATGGTTCACCAACTTGGGCAGTATTAGGTGTAGGTATCACCGATTATGCTATTGCATACAATCCACAAGTTGACACAGAAAAATGGATAATCGAAGACAACGCAAGAAACGACCACACATCAAACCAAAAACAAGGTAGTGTTGAACAAAAAATCTACAAAGGAGACCCTTGCTATGAGTTTGCAAGTGCTGGTAGAGATAAACTTAACTATGTTACTAACATATTAGACATAGATAGATTACACGGAAATGGAACAAATTATCCAGCAAAAATGACTGCTGGTAAACTAATTATTACTGAGGAATTAGGAGAAAATGCAGTTCTATCTTACGATTTATATTATGATGGTGATGCAGTTGAAGGAACTGTTTCATTTGCTGGAAATGTACCAACATTTACACCAACAGCAAGTTTATAAAAACTTATAAAGGTGGGTGAAATAAATCACCTGCCTTATTTTTTTAGAAAGAGAGGAATTAAAATGATGACTGAAAAGGAAAGTTTTATTCAATTAGAAGAAAATAATGTATTTAAGGTAGCAATAAGAGATATAAAGGGGAACGACACAGGATGCTATTTAGAGTTTGATATAGAAGACATCGAACTACCTTTAAGATTATGCGAGTGTGAAGAAGCGCACAAAAGAAATATGAAATATTTAAAAGACCAATTCTTAATAATAGACAAGAAAGAAGACCATAAAGGCAAGAAATTATTAAGTTGGAAAGAGGAAGAAAAATTAAAAGTCTTACAAAAAGTATACAAAGATGAAATGGATGCTCTGGACTTATTCATAGGAAAAGGTAAAACTCAAATGATACTTGATTTAATGGGAAGAAGACCATACTTTACAATGTATGATGATATTGGAAAATTATTAGAACCTATACTACCAAAATTAAAAATTAGTGTAGATAGTATTAAAGATAAGATAAGAGCAAAATATTCTAACGAAGAAACTGATGTGTTAGAATAATGAAATATCCTGAATATGCTAAAATTGGTGAAAAGAAATACAAAATAAACACAGATTTCAGAATAGCAATACAATGTAATGAAATAGCATTAGATAAATCAATAAATGATTTTGAAAGGTCATTAGCAATAATATATAAATTGTTTGGTGATGAGGGATTAAATGATTTTGAAAATCACGAAAAATTACAAGAAATAGCAATTAAATATTTGTCTTGTGGAAAAGACTTGCCAAGCAATAATGAAGAGCCTGATATGGACTATATTGAAGATGAGGGATACATAAGAAGTAGTTTTCAATTTGATTACAAATATGACCCTTATGAACAAAAGCATTGTCATTGGTGGAAGTTCTTTAACGATTTAAACAATTTAAGTGCTGGTGATAATGGTTGCGTATTAAATAGAGTACGAAATATAAGAAATTATGATTTAAAAACAATAAATGATGCAAAAGAACGAGAAAAAATGCGAAAAGCAAAAGAAGTTCTTGCGTTAAAGAAAAATGAAAAAGAATTAACAAAAGAACAAATAGAAAGTATGGAGAGATTAAATCAAATAATAGGAATATAGAAAGGAGGGTTTTATGGAAGACAACTATGTAGTAATTGATACTAGGTTAAATACTAAAACATTTGAAAGGCAAATCAACGATGTTGAAAGAGAATTAAATCAATTGCAAAAGAAAGAGCAAGAATTAATAAGATTAAATGAAGAAAGAAGAAATGTTCCCAGTGGAAAAGTATGGTATGCAACAGAGAAAGAAAGAAAAGTAATGGAAAAATTAGGCATATCTATCAAAGACATTGGAAATAGCAATTCTTTTCTAAAATTGCAAAACCAAATAGAAAAAACAAATAATAAACTAATATCCTTGAAATATCAACAAGACAAGATAGATAGAGCAGATTTACAAAATGTTCAAAATGCAATGAGTAACATTGGAAAATCCACAAATAATGTTGTTAGAAAAGTTTTAAAATGGGGGTTGGCTTTATTTAGTATAAGAAGTGCTTATAACTTCATTAGAGGCTCAGTAAGTATGTTGAGCCAATCAAACGAACAAATAGGTGCTGATATACAATATATAAGATGGGCATTAGCAAGTACATTGCAACCGATAATAGAAACAATAATAAAATTAGTATATAAACTATTACAATATGTTAATTATGTAGCAAATGCTTGGTTTGGAGTTAATCTATTCGCAAAAGCGAGTACAAAGCAATTTGAAAAAGTAAATAAAACTTTAAAAGGCACAAGAAAAGAGGCACAAAGATTACAAACTGCATTTGATGATATGAATGTTTTACAAAAAGATGGAAGTGTTGCTAATGTAGGTGCTACACCACAAAGTGATTTATCACAAATGCTAGGCGCAGGGGAAATACCTAGTTGGGTGCAATGGATAGCAGACAACGGTGAAATTATTAAGAATATAATATTAGGAATTGGAATTGCGTTAGCAAGTTGGAAAATATTAGAACTAACAACAAAGTTAGAACAATTAGGTGGCAGTTTTAAACTACTTAGAACAATTTTAATTGGTCTTGGTCTTGCATCAATATTTCAAGGATTTACCAATATTATAAAAGATTGGGGTGGAGATTTAGGAAAAGTAATACAGGATGCAAGTGATATTATAATGGGATTTGGTTTTGTTTTACTTGGAATAAACCCTACTGCTTGGTGGTCTTGGGCTAGTGTTGGTATAGGAATTATTGGAAATCTTGTAGGAGAACTATTTAAAGAAAAGAAAGCATTAGAAGATAGCACAACTGCAACGAAAAACTTGAAGAAAGCACAACAAGATTTGAACAAGAAATCAAGTGAATATACAAACGCTGTTGAAAATGCAAGAACATCAACTCAAAACTTAAAAGATGCAGAGGATAAATATGGAATAACAGGTAAGAGCATTTACGATTTAGTTAGATTAAGAATAAAGAGTGTGTCAGATTTGAGTGATGAAGAATATGCTGTATATAAAGCGTATTTAGATAATGTTGATGCACAAGACAATTTGAAAAAGACAACAATAGACTTAAACGATAGCCAAAACAAATTGAGAGATAGCACAGCAAAAGTTAGTGGTGCTTTATATGAAGAAACAAACCAATTTGATAATAATTTTAAAACAATTATTAATGGCTTTGATGGAACACAAGAGAGTGCAGAAAGAACAAGAGACTATATTTTTGCAATGTTAAGCAATATGGATAAAGAAACAAGAAAAGTATTTATAGAAAGTTTACCACCTAGCATAACAAAAGCATTTGAAACACCAAAGAATATTATTAGAGTATTAGCAGATGGAACTGAGATTGCATATAAAGACATTGTGAAAGCGACTAAAAAGACATTTGAAACTGATTTACCTAATTCATTAGCAAAGTCAACGACAAAAGTCGGAGAATTATTTAATAAGTTTAGTAGTATTAAAAACCTAATAGAGAAGTTTACTGGTATAAAAATAAACTTTTCAACTGGTGGTGTAGGTTATGCAAAGGGTGGAATTGTAACAAAATTAGCAACAGGTGGAATTGTAAGTAGACCAAATAAAGGCGTACCAGTAGCAAGTGCTTATATGGGAGAGGCTGGTCGTGAAGGTATAATTCCTTTGACTGATAGCCAAGCAATGGAAACATTAGGACAAGCAATAGGTAGATATATAAGTATCAACGCAACTGTACCTATTTATATGGGAAATAGACAAATTGCAAAAGAAATAAGAAAGATAGAGGCGGAAGATGATTTCGCATATAATCAATAGAGAGGGGCAACAATATGTTTATTGATAAAAATAGTATAGAAATAAATAATGTATCATTTGGGCAATATTTAGTAGAAGTAAAGTATGCTTATAATAAACTATGGGCTAGTGATACAGGTAGAAACTTGGCTGGTAAGATGTCAGGAACATTAATTGGAATATTCCCTAAAATAACTTTGCAATTTAGGAAATTAACAAAAAGTGAACTAGAAACTATTGCACCTATATTAGATAGTGCTACACAAAGTCTTAAATACTATGACCCAAATAAAAGAGCATATACAACAATAACAACTTATACAAATGATTATGAAATAATAAATGATAGAATAATAAATGAGAATGCCAAAAACGAGGGGTTTTCAATATCATTTATAGCAACAAACAAGAGGGTGTAATATGAAAACACATACAACAGGATTTAAGAATGCTATTAAGAGTTTGGGCAGACAAGTAGCAGTCAAAATAACTTACGGTAATACAACACTAGGAAATGAACAAATAAATAGTATAGTATTAAATTATAAAGGTAACATATTGAAATCAGTAATGAAGCAACTAGAAGTAGACAGCAATATAGATATACCTTTAAATGAACAAATAAGCCTTGAAATAGGCTTATTAGTTAATGGCGAGTATGAATACCTTAACTATGGCACTTTTATCGTAAATAAGAGTGAAAAACAAGAAAATACAAGTAGTTATTTATTAACTTGCTATGATATGTTGTTATATGCGAAAGTTCCTTATGAGAGTTTAAATATTGCATATCCTATTACAATAAGAGATTATATAAGTGCGATATGCAACAAATTGGGGCTAACTTTTAAAAATGAAAATGAAACATTTGTGAATTATAACAAACAAATATTAAGCGAACTTTATTTAGATATTGATGGCAATAGTTTAGACTATACATTTAGAGATGTACTTGATGAAATGGCAAAAGCGACTTCAAGTACAATATGTATAAACGATGATGATGAATTAGAAATAAGATATATAACTGAAACTAATGACACGATAGATGAAGAGTTCCTTAAAAATATTAATGTTAATTTTGGTCAACAATATGGCGGAGTTAATACAATATCGTTTTCAAGAAGTAATGACACAGACATTATATCTAGGTCGATACCTGAAAATATACAAGATGACAACAAAATTGAGATTAAAATTGCAGACACGCAAATATTTAATGGAAACAATAGAAGTGATTATATAGATGAAATACTAAATGAGTTATATGGTTTATCTTATTATATAAATGATTATTCAAGCACAGGTATTTTGTATTATGAGTTATGCGATAGATATAGTGTAATTATAGGTGAAAACACTTATAGTTGTGTAATGCTAAACAATGAGATTATTATAAGAAATGGTATTGTTGAGAATATTTATACTGAAATGCCAGAAGATAGTAAAACTGAATATTCACGAACAAGTAAAGATGACAGGAAAGAAAATAGAACTTCATTTATCGTAGATAAGCGATTACAAAAGATAGAAAGCGAAATATCTAATATGCCTGACATAACAGCAGAAAATGAAGGAACAGGGCAAATACAATTACAAGATTTGGCTAGTGTTAAGTTAATAGGCTTTATAGTGCATCCAACTAATCAAGATATATTAGGGCTATTAGTTAGTGATGATTTAATAATAAGTGATGATTTAATTATTGATAATCGTGAAATAGTGTTTAGAAATGGCGACTTTGAAACACAATTTGACTTACCTGCACTTTATTATTACAATAGTGATATATATGATGAGTTTGTATATGATACAGTAGAAGAAAGAGTATATAAAATACAAAGAGTATCAGTTGATAGTCAAGGTAATAAATCAATATTAAGCACACCAATAGTAATAGACTTTGAATATAAAGATATACAATTAGAAGAAGGAAACTACAATATATATGTATCAACTTGTCCTACTGCTTATATTTACGCAAAAGGTATGATAGTTAATGAATACACAAGGTCATTTGCAACGAGTTATGAAGTCGATAGTAAGATTACACAAACGGCAAATCAAATCAATGCAAGGGTTCGTGAAAAAGTAGATAATAGCGAAGTAGTGGCAAGTTTAAATCTTGCAATAGAAGAGGGGCAAGGAGTAGTAGAATTAAAGGGTAATAGTGTAATAATAGATAGTGATAATTTTAAACTAGATGCAGAAGGTAATATTGATGCAGGTGGTTATATAACAACATCAAGGGGAATTATGACAAACTTACAATATGTTGCTGGTGGTATAATGTCTAACTTTGGTGGTTTCTATACATTAGGGTATTTATGGGATGGTATGACACCAATAACATATAGTTATGCAGATATGTTTATTGAGGGGTACATACCTGAAGATTTTGAAGTAATAAGTGCTAATTTAGTGGTATCACATAGTGTATTTGGTCAACTTGACTTTGATGGCAACGAGCAAAAAGGTTATGCACACGATATTTGTGTATATAAAGCACCACCAAATACAAACAATAGTTATTATTTGTGGGGTCACGTGGAAATGTCATATACTCCAATATCAAATAGTACATTAGGAACACCAATAGCAGTAGTTGGTACACCACCAAATACAACTGAATATGGGAAAAAAGATGTAATGACAGTATCAATAGACAAATCTAATCTACCTACTGGTGATTTCTTGCTAGTTATAAGACCAAGAGATAATGGAGCCTCACCACCAACAACAGATGCACAGGCTTGTCAAAGAACAGGTCTAGCACACGCAGTATTAAATATAATAGGTTATATGAAGATTACCGAAACACCACAAACATTACAAACGCCATTATTAGGTGGTGGCTTATTAGGTGGAGAATTAAATCAAGATAATGAAGAACCATTAAATGTAGGAGAACCTATGAATACAAATATAGAAGAGGAGAGTGATATATAATGAATGGTTATGATGAACAAACTTGGGTAAATGGAGAAAGCCAAGCAAATGCAGAAAGATTTAACCATATGGAGTCAGGAATTAAAAATGCTTACAATGTATCTTTAATAGCAATAACAAATATACAACCTAGCGAGTGCAATGAGGGAGATAAATACTTTAATACTGATGACAATTTAATTTATACTGCAACTGATACAGATACTTGGAGTGAAACAGGAGAAACACCTATAAGTGATAAGACTTATGTATTAACAACTGATGGTTCTACTTATATGTATGATGGAACTACATTAACAAGAATAGGTGGAAGCCAAGTAGCAAATGAATATAGTGAAAGCATAGCAATTCCTTATAGTGCAGATTATTCTAACAATATGGTAAAAGATATTTATTCAACAAGCGAAATAAAAACAAATAAAATATGGATAGACAATAAACCAATATATAGAAAAGTAATCTCAATTAGTAGTTCACAAATAACAGGTGCTTATACCAATATTGAACACGGAATAAGTAATATAGATACAATAACGCTAGATACAAAAAGTTATTATATAAAAAATAACACTATAAGAATATTCCCAACAATTTATTTTGGTTCATCAAATTGGAATGGACAAGCATATTATGATAATACATATATTAAATTTGAATTAGGTAGTGATGTTTTAAGTAATATGCAAAGTGCAGATGGTATATATGTTGTTATGGAATACACAAAAACAACGGATTAATTTATGGAAGATGAAATAAAAGAAATATACTTACATAGGAAAATGGTAATGGCATTATATAGCCACAAGAAAATAAAATATCTATGGTATAAATGGAAATATAAAAGACAACAAAGGAGAAACGATAAACTATGGACAATATAACATTAGGACAAATTAAAGAAATAGTGGCTTGGATAGTTGCTTTCGGCATTGCTGTTGGAACAATATACGCATTTCTTGTTAAAGCAACAACAAATAAGTTTGTGAAACCTTTGACAGAGCAAATGAGTGATGATAAGAAAGAACTCAAAGAAGAACTTACAAAATTAAAAGATGTATTAACAACTGCGTTGCGTGAAGAAAAGATGGAACGACTTAAAACAGATTTAACTTCATTTATTTGCCTTGCCGATAGAGATATAATTTCGGAGGGGCAAAAGATAAGGGCTCACGATGAATATGATGAGTACATTAAATTAGGTGGCAACTCGAATATACATAATGATTTTGAAAGGTTAGTAAAGGAGGGTAAAATATGAAACTTAATAACAAAGTATATGATGTGCTTAAATGGGTGGTAGCGATTGTACTACCTGCAATTTTGACATTCGTAGGTGTAGTTATGAATACACTTAATTACGAATATACAAACATTGTGCTAACTATTGGAACTGCATTCATAACAATGCTAGGAACAATATTAGGAATATCTAATTATAACTATAACAAGGAGAATGACTAATGAAAGAATATGCAATATATCCCTTTGAATATATGCGCATAACACAAAGACACGATGAGGGTAATCATTTAGCACATTGGCAACCAACACCAAATTATAGTGATAAGCCTTTTGATGAGGCAACACAAGATGGTGGCAGAGGATACTTTGTACCAAAGAACGATTATAAAATAATCGAAAAGTCAGGGAAACAAAGCACAGGCTATAATATAAGGCTTGAAACTTGTAACAAAGTATATATTCCTTATAGAGATGAACCTACAATTCTTGAAATAACATTAACGCATATAAACGAAGATGACTTTAAAAAGGTTAAAGTAGGGCAAATAATACATAAGAATGAAAAGATACTACGAGAGGGTACGAGTGGAAATGCATCAGGAAATCATTTACATTGTACCGCTAACATAGGAAAGTATTATGGGTTTATCAAGAATAGCAATAGCACAAAGGTAAAAGAAGTTTGGGTATTTTGCTATGAAAAGTCATTAACACCAAACGAAGCCTTTTATGTTGATAGTAGTGTTAAGATACTAGATAGCAAAGGATATGCTTTTAAAGAAGTGCCAAGTCAATATGTAGGAACGCCTGTTGAAAGAAACACAAAGGTAGACCAAATAGAAGTTATCGTAGATAGTTTAAGAGCAAGAAAAGAGCCAAGTTTAAATGGTGCTATATTAGGTTATATCAATAAAGGCTTTTATGATATACAAGACAAAGTAAATGCAGATAACTACGACTGGTATAAAGTACAAGATATGTGGATAGCATATAGCAAAAATTGGGAAAACATATACAAGCACGAAGAGACAAAAGAAGAAATACAACAAGAATATATGAATAGAATACTTGAAAACATACCAAAGTTTTTAGAAAACTTAATAGAGAAGTAAGAAATTACTTCTTTTTTTATGCTTATTTTTCAATGATTTACAAAAAAGTTAAAAAAATATAAAAAAAGTATTGACAAATATAAAATAATTTTATATAATAAGGGTGTAAAAAAGAAAAGGAGATAAAAAAATGAAAAGAGAATGTAGATATGAAAATGAAACAATAGGAGTAGTAATTAATAATTGCAAGGAATTTTTAGAAAAAAGAAATACAATATATTTAGAAGATGTATATGTATTATTAAACAAAGCACTAGAAAATGTTGAAGATAAGAATGATTTATGTGATAGAGAAAAAGAAATTGTTAAGAAAATCAGAGAAATAATAAAAGGTTTATAAACAAGGGGAAAGTAATATGGATATTGAAACAAGTTTAATGGTAGATGACTACCCAACACCACAAGAGAATACAAAGACAATAAAAGGAAGTATAGTTTTAACTTATAACTTTGATACCGAAGTACCAAACGATTGGAACGAAGATAGAATTAAAGAAGATATAAGAAAAAACCTAGAAGAATACTTACAAGAACTAGATGAGATAAATGAAATAATCATTTAGTTTCTCTTCTTAAACTAACCGATGCAAGTCCAAAGTCTTGATTAGAAATAGTGATGGAGAAGGAGATAGAATATGGAAAAAGAAGAAAACAAAATGTGGGAAATAATACACAAAAATTGTAAAAAAGAACAAGAAAGAAGAATTGCAAAAGAGCAATACGAAGAAGAACAAGAATACGGCAAAAAATGGTGTCGTAGAATACTAATAACAGGTATTGTATGTGTAATACTTGAAGTAGCAACAGTTATCATAGAAAGGGTGATTTAAAGTGAATATTGATGATAGGGAAGAATTAGAATTAATAAGAAAGGCATTATTAAGTTATCATAGTTATTTATTTGAAAGAGTAAGAAAAGGTGAAGAAGAACTAACTGATATATTTTATAAAGTAGGTGCTATCTATGATAAAATTGATGACTTTTTAGGAGGGTAGAATATGGAAAAAATAGTAGAACAAAGTGAAGAAATAAAAGACTTAAAAGAAAGATTAAGCAAAGCATCATTGTTAGCAAGACAATATACTTATTCAATAACTACAACAACAGGAAAGAAACAAACAAAAGAAAATGTACTTGAATTAAGAAACGAGAAACTAAAAGAATTAATGAAATTGTTGGAGGGTTAATATGTTAGTGAATAAAAATGAAACACTAGACAAGTTAATTAAAAAGGTTAAGAAAGACCATTTATGTAAACATTATAAAGAGTACGATATAGAAGTACAACAAATGGTAGAGAACTTATATAATGCAACATATAGAATAGGATTATATGATGCACAAATAGTTTATATATTAGATGAGGCAATGCAACCTTTTAAGAAAGAAAAAGGTTTTGCAAAAACATTTGGATTAGAATAGGAGAAAATTATGAGAAGTTTAATTATATTAAGAGGTAGCCCTGCAAGTGGTAAATCTACTTGGGTTAAAAATATGGGATTAGAAAATTATTGTTTAAGTGCTGATAGTATTAGATTATTAGTTCAAAGTCCAATAATGTGCGATACTGAAAAGCATAGAACAATAAGTCAAAAGAATGATAGTTATGTATGGCAACTATTATTTGAATTATTAGAAGAAAGAATGAAAAGAGGGGAATTTGTTATTGTTGATGCAACACATAGCCGTTCAAGTGATTTTAGTAGATATAACAAACTATGTGAAAAATATAGATATAGAAAATATTATGTAAGTTTTGCTGATGTACCTATTGAAGAGTGTAAGAAAAGAAATGCACAAAGAGAAGATTATAAGAGAGTACCTGAAAGTGTTATAGAAAAGATGTATTCAAGATTAGCAACACAAGGCAAAACAAGTGGCTGGATTGAAGTTGATAAAAATAATTTTTGGGATAGTGTAGGAACAAAATTGTTTGATATGAACAATTATAATAGAATACATATCTTTGGTGATATTCACGGGTGTTATGAACCATTAAAAGTATATTTTGAAACTGAACCTTATAACGAAAATGATTTCTACATTTTTGTAGGTGATTACTTTGATAGAGGAATACAAAACAAAGAAGTAGCATTATTTTTAAATACAATTTATGATAAGAAAAATGTATTGCTATTAGAGGGTAACCACGAAAAATGGTTTAACTATTATGCAAACGATGAAATAGAAAATATTAAATCACAAACATTTATGCACAAGACAATACCTCAAATAATAGATTTAGATAAATCTTTATTTAGAAACTTATATAGAAAACTAGGACAAATGGCATATTTTGAGTTTGATAATAAAAAATATATTGTATCACACGGAGGAATAAGTTATGTTCCTGAACAATTACAATTAATTGCAACTGAACAATTAATAAATGGTGTTGGTGATTACAACATTAATATTGATGAAGTGTTTGCAAATAATGAAAAAGACAACAATATTATACAAGTACACGGACATAGAAACACTTATGAAATCGTAGGTACTGACAAATCGTATAATCTTGAAGGAAAGATTGAGTTCGGTGGTGCTTTAAGAGTTTTAAGACTTGAAAAAGGGCAAGAGCCAATGATGATAGCAGTCAAAAACGAAATCTTTGCACCACAAGAAGAGGCAAACGAGTTTAGAGAATGTAGAAGTGTTGTAAATAACGATATTGATATAGTACAACAATTAAAAGAAAATGATTATATCAAAGAAAATGATTTAGGCGATAATATTAGTTCATTTAATTTTACAAGCAGAGCATTCTTTAATAGAAGATGGAATGATTTAACTTGTAAGGCAAGAGGTTTATTTATTAATACTGAAACAAAACAAGTTGTTGCTAGAGGATATGAGAAGTTCTTTAATATAAACGAAGTAAAAGAAACTGAATTAGAACACTTGCTAGTTAAGTTTAAAGACAAGCATATTACTTGTTATAAAAAAGAAAATGGTTTTCTAGGAATAATGTCTTGGGTAAATGACAAATTATTCATAGCAAGTAAATCAACAAACGATGGTGAGTTTGCTAAATATTTTAAAGATATTTATGAGAACAGCAATATAAACAAAGAAGTTGTTGAAGATTATTTAAAAAATAATAATGTATCAATAGTATTTGAAGTAATAGACATAGATAATGACCCACATATTATTGAATATGATAAATCAAAATTAGTAATGTTAGATGTTATTGACAATAGTTTTGATTTTAAAAGAAAACCTTACAATGAATTATGTGCGTTAGCAAAGACATTTAATTGTGAATGTAAAACAATTTATTGTGAATTTGATAATATTAGAGATTTTCATAGATGGTATTTAGAAAATACTGATGAAGATAATTTATCACACACAGATATAGAGGGTGTAGTAATTGAATGTGATAACTTAATGACAAAATTAAAATTTCCTTATTACAAGTTTTGGAAATTTATGAGAACATTAAAAGATAGTGTAAATGGTAATAGAACAATAAAGTTATCTACTCTATACAATGCTGATGCAAATTATTTCTATGCTTGGTTAAAAAAACAAGATGAAGATACATTAAACAAAGATATAATAACTTTAAGAAAGATGTATTATAAGGAGAAAGAAAATGAAAAACAAGTATAAATATATAATGGATAATCTACAATATAAATACGATTACTTAATTGCAAATGGCTATAAAGTATTGGCACTATTTCTTCAAGGTAGCCAAAATTATGGTTTAGATGTATATGATGATGATTATAAAAGTGATATAGATGCAAAAGCAATAGTATTACCTACATTAAGAAATATAGTTTTAAATGAAACACCTGTATCAACAACAATAGTATTACCAAATAATGAGCATATTGAAGTAAAAGATATAAGAATTATGAAAGATATGTTTATTAAGCAAAATATATCATATATTGAATTACTATATACAAATTATTATATAGCAAATACAAATTATGAAAGTTATGTAAAAAGTTTAATGTATATACGAGATGATATTAGCAGTATAAATAAAAATCAATTTATAAGATGTATCAAAGGTATGTCAATGGAAAAGTATAAAGCGTTAGAACACCCTTATCCAACATTAATTGATAAAATTGAAAAGTTTGGCTATGACCCAAAACAATTACATCACATTATGCGTTTAAATGAGTTTGTTAAAAGATATTTAATACATAAAGAAAAATTAGAAGATTGTTATTGGAGTAGACAACCAGAATTATTAATAGAAGTTAAAAAGGGTAAATATGATTTAGATACTGCTAGAACTTATGCGTTAGATTTTGATAAAGATACAAAAGAGATATGTGATGAATATATTACAAACAAAGAATATATAAATGGCAATTCAATCAATGAGTTAAATAACTGGGTTATGGATGTTATAACTAAATCATTAAAAGAAGAACTAATTGATTAATAACATTAAATATATCTTTAAAACTAACAAAAACACCCCATATACAACGATTAAGATAAAAGTAATACAAATTATCGCAAAAGATAAAAAGTGCGTATATAGGGCTAAAAAGAAAGGAATGATAAAAAATGAATGAAATGGAAAGTTTATTTGATGGTGAGGAATACAAATATTTATTTTTAGATAATGCAAAGAAAAGTTTAAATGATAAGTTTTTAATACCACCTTTTAGTACATTTGACACAAGGCAAGGTTATTGGCAAGAAAGGAAAGATAAGTGGAAAGGTTTAGGTATCAAAAGTGAATTAGGTAGGGATGCACAAACATTTCATATGAAAGATTGGGCTGATAAAAAAGGTGAAAGTGGGGAACTAAAAGGAAACAATCTACCAAGCGATACAAGTATATTTGACCCAGTGCTATGCGAAATATGTTATAAGTGGTTTAACATAGATGGGGGGGTAATACTTGACCCATTTGCAGGTGGTAGTGTTAGAGGAATAGTTGCCAATGTATTAGGTTATGATTATACGGGTATAGATTTAAGTGAAAGGCAAATACAAGCGAACTATGACAACGCTAATGAACTTGTTTGTGATATGAACAAATTAAAATGGATTAATGATGATAGTTTAAATGTTAATGAATATGTTGATGATGAAAGTGTTGATATGATATTTACTTGCCCACCTTATTATGATTTAGAGGTATATAGTGATAAACCAAACGATTTATCAAATATGGATTTTGATAAATTCAAAATGATTTATACTGCAATACTAAAAGAATGTTTTAAAAAATTAAGAAACAATAGATTTGGTATTGTAGTAATAGGTGATGTTAGGGACAAAAAAGGATTTTATAGAAATCTAATTGACCTAACAAAACAAGCAATATGCGATGAAAATATAGGATTTTATAACGATATTATTTTACTCAATTCGTTAGCAAGTGCAAGTTTAAGAGCAGAAGGACAATTTGTCGCTAGTAGAAAGGTTGTTAAAGTTCATCAAAATGTTTTGGTGTTTTATAAAGGCGACCAAAAACAAATAAAAAATTATTATAAGGAGATTAATTAATATGAAATATAATTTTGATGTAGGCGATAACATAACAATAACTGATGATTTCATAGATTGGTTGGAAAATTTAAAAAAGGAAAATGAAGAAAATAAAGATAAACTAAAACAAGTAAAAGAAAGCATAGATTTTTATAACAACTATAATGTTGATGAAATTGAACTAATACAAAACATTGAAAAAATAGTAGAATAAAAAATATTTACAAAAGATTAAAAATAGTTTACAATTAAATAAAGGAGGATTATATGAAGTTTAAAGTTGAGAAAAAAGAAGAATTATTACAAGGGAGAAGTATTAAATATTTAAGTTTAGAATTAGAGTGTACTTATGTACATATATGCAATATATTAAATGGCAAAAGTTCTTGTTCTAAATATTTAGCAAGAGATATAGTAAGCAAGATGCAACCAAACGCAAAAGTTGAAGATTACTTTATGGAGAAATAATATGGCTGTAAAAAGAGTAGTAGATATTAACTTTTGGAATGATGAAAAAGTGATGGAGCAATTTACACCAGAAGATAAATTGTTTATGCTATATTTACTTACTAATCCACATACAACACAATTAGGAGTGTATGCAATTAATAAAAAAATTATGGCTTTTGAATTAGGATTTTCACCTGATACAATTAATGTATTAATAGATAGATTTGAAAATAAATATCAAATGATAAAGTATTCTAATGAAACAAGAGAAATAGCAATTAAAAATTATCTTAAATATAGCATAATAAAAGGTGGTAAACCTGTTGAGGATTGTTTAGAAAAAGAAATAAAGCAAGTAAAAGACAAATCATTATTAGTTTATATATTTAATAATATAATTAATTATAGTAATATAAATATTACAGTAAATAATATAATAAATAAATATAATAATATATTAAATAACAATGATAATGAAGATACGTCAACGTATCGTACACGAATAGTAGAAAATAAAAAAAATTTTGAAGAAGAGTTTGAAGAGTTATGGAAACTATATCCTAAAAAGAATGGGAAGAAAAAATCATTTGATTATTATATAAGGGCTAGAAAAAAAGGAGTAGAGTTTGAAACCATTAAATTAGGAATTGAAAAATATATAGATTTTATACAAAGGACAAAAACTTCTTTACAATATGTTAAAGATGGTTCTACTTGGTTTAATCAAGAATGTTGGAACGATGAAAGAAATATAGAAGGAGAACAACAAGAATTACCACAATGGTTTAATCAACGTATAGAACAACAGCAAATGACAGAACAGGAACAACAAGAATTAGATAATTTATTAAAAAATTTTTAAAAGGAGTAAAATATGAACGAAATAGGAGTATTAGTAATATTAACAATATTGTTAATTAGTTATGTTAAATCAAGGGGGCATAAGTAAAATGGAAGAATTACTTGAAAAACTTATAAAAAATGAAATTGATGAAGTAAGATTAGAATTAAAAGACATTTTAGAGATAAGCAAATTAAATGTACTAGTTGATTATACCCCTAAAGTAATAAAAAAAAATAATTCTTGGAGAATTACTTATGAAGAAGATTATAAATTATTGCCAAATATTTCAAACAAGCTAAAAGAGATATATGGAGATAAAATAGAAATTTGTCAAGATAAAATTACAAACGAAT